CTAAAAAAATTGAATTAAAAGAAGCAGACGAAGCCATAACAAAACAAATTGACGAAATTATGATTGATTTGGCTGAAGAAAGCGGAGGATTTAGCAACGCCTCTTTAATGGGAAAAGAAGCGCTTGGGGACAACATACAACAAACTGTTGCAAACGCTTATAAAACAATGCAAGCCGATTTTAAAGTAACGTACGATGACATTTTTAAAAAAATAAAAGATATAGATCCAGAGTTTAGAATTGAAACAGATGACATTGTTAGATATATAGATGAGGTTATAGAAGATAACGCAGGAATTTTTGAGGTGGATGGTCCTGTTGGAAAATTAATTTTAAATATTAGGGATCAATTAGAAGAAAGAGGAGGGCTTAGCCTGACTCAACTTATAAATATAAGAAGTCAGCTAAAAGGAAAAACTCTTGTTTTGGGTATGTCTGGCGGAAAGTTTAAAAACAATGTTCCAAATTCAGTTATGGATTTGCTTGATGAAAAAATAACAAACTTACCAGATAAACTTTTAACATCCGCCAGAAGAATAAAAGATGGAAAATTGACTGGAAAAAGTCTAACTCAACAACAAATAAAAGATTTAAAAACAATAAAAACAAAACTTTCAGAAGCTAATCTATCTTATTACCAACGGCATAAACCTTTTGACAAAGCTCTTACGCAAAAAATAATGAACAGCGAAAGAGTTGCTCCTGATGATATTTATAAATTAATTTTTCAAAAAGATGTTGATGTTGGAGATATGAAAAGATTGGTTCAAGCAATTCCAGAAGATGAACGAGGTCCAATTCTGTATTCTTTTTTAAGAAAATATATTAGAGAAACAGCGCAAGATTCAATTCAAGATCCTCTTACTGGGCGTCTTAATCCAGCGGTATTCGCTAATAAAATTTTAAAAAACAAAGAAAGGCTTGCCCCATTATTGGGGAATAGATCTACAGAATTTTTCAGAACAATGGAAGATTTTGTTAAGTTAAAACCTAATTTAACTGCAGACGAACTATCTGTACTTGCAGGACAAATTAGCGGAAAAATAAAAAATATAGAAAGCATGAGTCCTGATGGCGTGGGTGTAGGAGTTATGAAATTTTTAGATGCCATTAAAGCTAAAGCAGCAAACAGCGCTCAACAAGAATCTATGAAGGCTACAAACATGTTTGCAAGAATTGAAACAGCATCTCCAGAAGAAATTGCAAAAATAGTTTTTAGACCAAAATCTTCAGCAGACATATTAAGAGTTAAAGAACTGGTTAGCGATGATGCCTTTATAGAAATACAAGAACAAGCTTTAGAACAAATATTAAAAGATACAGTTCAAACAGGCACGACAAAATTAAATGACGTTTTCAAACCAGGCAATTTAGAAAGAGCCTTAAAAATGTATGATACGGAAACATTGGAAGCGATGTTTGGCAAAGATGTTACTCAGGGTTTAAGAAACTACACAAGACTTTTAAGATCAAACGTATCAGCAGATTCTGGTGGTGGTGCAGGTACTTTGATTGCTGGCGCTTTAGCTATTAATGCGTTTAATGTTGCTCTCTGGCCAACTATTGCGGCAATGGGTTTTTACAAAGCTTTATTTTCAAACCCTAGAATTGTAAGTCTGTTAGCAAAAACAGATAAAAGTTCAATTGCAGAAGTTTTTAGGTTTACAGAAAGATTTGCAAGACTTAGCGGAGTTAGGGAGATATCCTTACAAACCTCAAAAGGAATTGAACAAACCAAGGCACAAGCACGGTCTAGCTTAGATGAGGCAAGGCAAACAGAAGCAGGACAAGAAACTGAGGGAGCATTTGACGATATTCTTTCAACCATTTCTAATATATCAGACAGCGCTAGCCAACAATTTAAACAAAGAAACTTAAATGCTTCAGTTGATTTACCAAAAGTTCAACCTGTAAACCCACCGCCATCTGCGACAATAAGTCAAAGTCTTATAGGAAACAATCCAGCTAATATGGACATTGCTAGAAAAAGATTTGGCTAACTCTTAATTAAATAAAGATCCCAGTTATTTCTTAATACTTCCAACCATTCTTCAATTGGCATAACTGTTACCTTATCGTTATCTTCGTCCCACTCTGGATTAATTGCATACAAAGGTATACACACCCGAATAGGTTTACGATTGTATTTAAAAATTAAAACAGGGATACGGCCATCTGTCGCTTTGCATACTTGATCCCACCACCCCTGTTGATACCAGTCTCCTTCTTTATAAAACTTGCACTCTACGGCGTGATGAGGAATATTTATATCGCAAAGATCTTTAGATTGATATTGGTCTAGGTTACGCTTACAAACGTAGTCAATACCTTCAGATTCAAAAAACTCGTTTAATATTTTAGCAACGTCTCTTTCAAACGTCGCTCCCTTGGTTCTTGAGTTGATCGGCATTGTTCTTCTCCTTTAAAGTTCTTTCTTTCATTAGTAACTCTAGCTCATGCCAGCGATACATTCTTCTATTTACATGATCCCAAAACCACCCTTTATAATCGCGTGATTTTTTTACTGGGTCTTTCATTATTTTTCCTTTTTATAATTTTTTACTAATCCCATTTCTTCTCTGTCAAAACCTAAAGGATGAGGAGACAAACATTCTAACTCATCCTTGCTGAAATGAATGTAAGGTTCTGAATCTTCTTCATAAACAGGTTCTGCAATTGTACCAAATCTTACATCGTATATGTGATCCCTTTTCCAGGTATGACTGTAAACGCTGTCTGTCATTGCATACACAATTACAAATGGCTGATTGGTTGCTAAAGATAAAGCTGAACCCATCCTTAACTTACTGGCAGAAAGTAATAAAGTGTCATACTTTGTAATACCAAAAGTTCTACATTTTACCTCTAGCCAGAAAGAAACTTCTTTTGACTCGCACCAATAATCTAAGCCATAACTAACTGGTAGTTTATGGCATCTAACATTCCAAAGGCCCTCTATAAAACCAGCTACACGTTCTTCGCGTTTCTGGTCATTAATGTTTTCCATTTTTGGTTTTGGTTTATCCATTAAGCTCTCCCTTTTTAAATACAATACGAACACAATATTTGCGAATAATTGCAACAAGTGTAAATACTGTTGTTTGAATAATAGAGGTCGTTAACAAGCTGGCATTAAAATAATTGCACATGTTAAGAACAAAAAAAGATAAAGGCAAAGCTATTACAACGCCAACAGCTACATCGCTAAGACTTTCTCTCAAAGCCAGTCTATCAATCTTCATTAAAAAATTCTGGATCAATTGCAACAATACGTTTAGTTGGTCGTCCAGTTCCTTTTGCTCTTAAATCTTTTTCTTGTATCTCCCCCGAGTTTTTTAATCTTTCTATAATTTCTTTTACTTCGTATGACTTCATTGATCTGAATATTTCACGTCGATCAATATCACGCTTACTTATACCCCAATCTCCCTGCGACCTAATAAAACTAAGTATTTGTTTAATACGTCCTTCCATTTCAGAACCTGCAACTTTGTCTTTACAGTTTTCTATTAGCAGTTGATCGTAGTAATAAACATAATCTATTGCCCATTGAGTTATATCTCCTTTAATAACTTTAGTTCTTCTATCATCCGCCAAAGCCCCGATTAAAGCTAAACGCATTGCTTTCTCCCTGGTTCTAGATAGTAAAACTTCTAAGCCTTCTTTCTCCAAAGCATTCTGTTGCTCAACAAGTCTGTAGGCTAAACTGTCTAACAAAGCATTAGAATCATCGTCAAACTTTACAACCCTTTGTTTAAAATCCATTTCAGCGTTGTCTCTAGATATTTGCTCCATTTCATTGTCAACCTGTCTAACATGCGAAACCCAGTCGTAGGTCGATTGCGGAGGCTCAACAAAAGCCACCATTTTGCCAACAGTTCTTGGCACATGTGATTCAACAACAATAAATCTATTAAGGAATCCGTCAACAATACGACCTGTTGATAAGGCGCCATAAAAGTTTTTAGGCACACTCATACCGACCAAAGTAATTGCAGGCTTAATCGTTGATCTATCTAATACTTCTTTTTGTTGTTTATTGGTTAGCGTCATCATTGAATAGTTATCTGGTCTTAAAACGCCATGACATCTTCCCCAAGTCTCCATAAGTATCTGTAACGCATCTTCTTTGTTAGAGTTAGATGACTTAGATATACTTTCCAATCTTTTACCAAACTCATCCATTACGGTTATATGGGTTGGCTTATATCTTAATAAACTGTAGATAGCCCCACTTGAAGTGTAGCCGTCTCCAGCCATAAGGTCGCTATATTCAGCATGATCCAAAATAGTTTCAACGACTGTCTTAACATTTTCTTTACCTTGGCCAGACTTAGCAATACACATAAAAAATAAAGATGAAAAGTTATTCATATTAGTTCTATACATTCTGCCCAAAGCTACCGAGCCTAAAGACAAAGCTGCTTGCATGCTAATTGCTGGCTGAGATATGTGCGCTATTTTTTCTGAATATTCGTAAATGTCTTTTAACACGCCAGGAGGCGAATAAAGATTGGCTGGTTCTTTTACTGTTTTGGTTGTTGATATATAAGCAGGCGCCTGTTGGTTTTTTCTGTCATGAGTTTTCTGAACCGAATTAACCGTTGTTGATATCTCACTTGCTGATAAAGGCGGAGTGTTTTGCTCGTTCCAAGACTGAACAAAGAACTCTGTAAAGTCCGTATTAAGACCTTTAGCTATTAAATAACCTGCTAATCTTGCGGCTTGATCGTTACGGCCACCCTCAGAAACGCCTTGAATAGACAAAGGTGTGGAGATTGGTTTACCGTTAAGTTTCTCAACTCCAGTTATCTTCACCCATAATTCTTGAGTTAGGTTTGGTAAATCATCAACATCGTTTAGATCCCAATCATCAATTCTTGTAGGTGTATAGATAGCTCCTGTCGCATGAATGTTATGAGGAGCAACAATTAAACCACCAACCCCTCTGATATCAATCAGCTTAGCTGGATCATATCCCTCTGTTCGCTTGGCTACCCAGGTAGTAAAATTTTCTGGATTGTTGTAATAATAATGAACCCCCTTTCCTGTAGCTACTTTAAAAGGTGTTACTGGTAAGTTGGCCTCACACCAATTTACCGCTTCGGGTGTATCTGCATCTATAACAATAAACTTGCCACAGACTAAAGCGACGACTAAATCATCTCGCCCCTTAAACCATTTCTCTATTTCTTCCGTCGTCGGCTGTCGCTCTTGGAATTTTTGCCACCCCCCTAATTCTTTGGGCGGAACTTTATTATGTCTATGGAGTGGTACTACACTTATTCCATATTCTGCATAAGCCAGAGCTAAGTCCAACGCAGAGTCTTGCGCTGTTACTTGTAAATTGAACACTCTTAACTTTCACTACTTTCTTCAATAGGACCAAAGATAGACTCGAAGTCTAGCTTACCGCCAGATGCTTTTATAATTTTTTTAGCTTGTTTAATTGAAGGCTGTCTTAAACCATACCTCCAAGCTTTGGTTGATGCTGCTGAGCAGTCAAATAATTCTGCCGCAGGTTCTGTTCCAATAAATTCTATATACTTCTTTAAAGTTATTCTTTGCACTTCCCTCTCCTTATGTTCAGGTTCTAGATTTTTAGTTTTAAATGATTTAAGCTCTTCATTGGTTAGGCTTTTCAACCTCCAGAGATAATTCACTCTCCATTGATTTTGGTCTACTTCTCTCATTTTACATTCCGTTAAATATTTAATGTTCACACATTGTAATTCATATTAAAATAAATTAAAATAGTATTTTTAAATAAAACGGAGAAGATTAAATGTCTGATATTTTAAGTAGAATTGTAAGTCCTAGCGAATTGGTAGAAAATCAAGGCGCTAAGATTTTAATGTATGGAGCGTCTGGAGCTGGTAAAACGACTGCATGTGCTACATCACCTGGAAAAACTTTAATCATAAGTATGGAAGCTGGTTTGTTGTCTATTAAAGATGCAAACAATGTTACTGCTATTGAGGTTAAAGAAGCTTCAGAAATAGAACAGATTGCTGAAATGCTTGAAAGCGGAGATCTTGATTACGATACTGTCTGTTTAGATAGTGTTACCGAGATGTCTGAACTTTTATTAGCGCAAGAAAAAGCAAGGTCCAAAGATCCTCGACAAGCCTAAAGCAAAGATCCTAGACGTGCGTACGGAGAGGTCATCGAAGTGATGATCAAAACGATGCGTAGGTTTAGAGATCTTAAGATGCACGTTATTTTTGTTGCTAAAGAAGACAAGCTTCGAGACGAAGCAACAGGTATGTTTCATTATCAACCAATGATGGTTGGTGCTAAACTACCTACCCAAATTCCTTACTTCTTTGATGAAGTGTTATGTCTTAGGACATTTACCGAAGAAAATGATGAAGGGAAGAAAGTGACCAATCGTTGGTTACAAACAGTTCTTGGGGATAATTACATCGCCAAGGATAGGAGTGGCAAGCTAGATTCTTTTGAAGAACCTAACTTGACATATATTATTAATAAACTTGGATTTTCAAAAGGAGAAAAATAATGAGCGATTTTGCAGACGTCAAGTTTGATTTTGAATCTGGTGGTAGTGGTGAATCTACTATTCCAGAAGGGGACTATTTAACAGAGATAAGCAAATGCGAGAAGACTACTTCTAGCAATGGCAACGACTATCTTGCGTTAGAGGTCAAAGTATGTGGTGAAAAATACAAAGGCTGGATTGCTAGAGACAATCTAAACCTTTGGTACAAAAATAGCGACGCTGAAAAGCAAGAAATGGTTAGAGAGATAGCCTCTAGGAAATTCTCTGGCTTGGTCAAAGCGTTAGGCAGAAAAGACAACCCACCCGCTAATGGTGGCGAGCTGGTTGGTAACAAAGTGATTTGTACTTTTGGCATTGAGAAAAGTAAAAATCCTGACTATCCCGACGATAAAAACAATATCAAGGGTTTCAAGCCGTTGGAAAAGATGTCGCCTAAACAAGCAGACGACACCCCAGCTTGGGTAACAGAAGGAACTTCTGAAGCCAAAGCTCCAGCTAAACCAAGCTTGTAATTGTTAGGCTTTGCTAGGAAGCCTTAAAGGTATTATCTCCCCCCATTTAGATAGTATGTACCTACCTAGCACTTTTTTAGACAGGGGCCTTAATAAGAGTTATCCCTTAGTGTCTGGTCCTGTAAAGTGTCTTGAGAGCGCAGGCATTGTCGAAAAGCGCTCTACCTTTTAATGAATGGTTAGACTAATATGGTGAGCAGGATCTATTTCACTAACGTCTAAAATTTTTCCAAACGTATAATCGGAACTTTCTTCCATAGAACGAAGCAAAGCAAATAACTCTGCGGTATCAGAGTTTCTGGCCTGCAAGACAACCATATGAAGGTTGCTGTCTATCTCATAGACGCACAGATATTGAGGAATGCTAGGAAATAACATACCTATAATCCTAGCATAATTTTTATTGATCGTTGACGTACAAAGCAATCATTGCATAGTGAATGATTTTAAGAAGCTCTTTTTTCTTATCGTCTTTTTTGCCATAGCGCATGGCGTATTTCATTATATTACCAATACAAAACCCCTCGCCAAAACCAGCATCTACAATCATATCTGTTGCCTGGTACTTGCCCTTGGCATAGTGCTGATCGTAGGTGCTGTCTATATAATCTTTTAACTCAGCAAGAGATACATCTTCTCTAAATTTGTAAGCTGGCACGATTATAAAGTTAAGGTAACAATATTCGGCGAGTTATAAACAGATAGATGACCGCCCTCTGAGTGATTTTTGTACAGATCCAAAAAGCCTTCCATCTTTTCCCAGCCAAGATTCATTTGTTCTTCTGAGATAATAAATACTTTAGATGCGTATGGGTAGACCTTCTCTTGCGCTACAAAGACAAACTCATCTAATTTAAAGCCAGCTTTCTCCATACCTCTGCGATACCAAGCGGCTTGCATGTCGTAGCCATATTTTTTAACTGAATAAGCAAACTCTACTGGATCACATGATTGGGTGGTCTTGTAGTCCACTACACATATGGCGTTGTCTGGGTATGGGCTTTGGACTGGAGGACAGATAACATCTGGTCGGCACTTACAAAGAACCTCACCCTCATACCAATAGAAGCTAGCCTCCGCTACCTTACCTTCAGCGTTAAGGTAGACGTTGCCCTCATCAATCATATGTTCTTTCATACCTTTGATTGCTGTCATTTCAGCTTCTTTAATAACCGTTAGGCCGCGCTCCTCATACTCTTTTTTTAGTTCTTTGTTGGCATTGGTATAGGGAGAACCCATAACAACTGCGACTGTTTGGTTGAAAGCTTCCTCACCCTCTACCAGTAAAGCGTGGGCCGCTGTACCAAAGTTCATTGCAGGAGTTGTCTCTTGGACTTTCTCCACTGCATGCAGTTGCGATTTGCCAAAGGCTCTAATCTTACTGCTACTAATACCAACACCCGCATGGTACACAGGGTTAGGTATATCTGAGAACACCAGGGTGTCGCCCTTTTGCTCAGACTCAAACTCTTTTAGTTCTTCTATTATCATATTCATACTCCAAAATCATCGTTTGCACGACACTATCATTAAGCATTGGCTGAGGCCAATACCGCAACTTGTTGTATAAGTTTAGCATGTTGTCTTCAAAAGACAGTCGCTTGTTATACATAGGGTTTCCTATTGAATCCCAAAAATCTTCTATTTGTTCTAAGGTATCTCTACCACCGCCAACATATTTTAATTCTGCCTCTGTATAGTCATAAGGTATAAACATAAAATCTCCCGTCTCTTTCCTAAATGGATAACAACGTGTTGGCTTACCTATCTGCATAAATATGATTGACGATATTAGGAAACTTGCCCGAATAATCGACTTTAATTAAATCTGGTTTGTTAACTTCTGTTTGTCTAAACAAAGCTTCATCTACTGTAGAGGGTGGGGATCTTCGCAAACTATCACCGCTTACCATTTTGTTCCACCAAGCCACAGCTTTCTCTCTTGCATAGCCCGAATGTTCAAAGCATATATACTCACTAATAATCTTATTGGGTGTCTTGTAGCTGACCTTGAGTACAGGCAAAGGCTTGCCTTGTTTCTGATGATTGCCAAACCACATGTTGATAACCTTGGTATCGTAGCGTTCTTTCTTAGCTGTCTTAGAAATAATATCTAACTTAGATGCAACCAGCTCTAACTCTAGCTTACGCATAGGATAGAC